ATCAACAAAACAGAGACATATCGTGACCCTGACAGCTTTGCTGACATCGTCAGAGGTATGCATCTCTATGGACGTAAAATATTACGACCTGAAGCACTTACTCGTGCTTTTTATGTATCTAAATTCTAAGGAGTATTGAACTATGGCTACTTTTGACATGACCTCAAAAGACACTGCAGGAGTTAGTTCAGACTCTATAGCAGTGAATCAGGCTTCAAGAGCAGGTACATCCATGCGAATGGTAGAAGCTATTTTGGATATTTCTAAAATAACTAACTACTCATGCACCGATGGGGATATCTTTCAGCTTCTTGAAATACCTGCAGGTACATTTGTTCTTTTTGCAGGAGCAGAAGTTCTAACTGCCTTTGATGGTACATCACCAACTGTGGACATCGACTTTGCCGCAGGTGATGACATCATTGATGGTGGTGATGTATCTTCTGCAGGTTTCCTAGCAGAGGGTTCTAATGGACAGGCTAACGATGTTGTAACAGGGGCTGCATCAACATTTACACAACATGTCACAACTACTGACACTATTGATGTGAAATTGATTGCAGGTTCTGCTGATGTTACAGCAGGTAAGCTAAGACTATATGCATGTATCATTGACACCAATGGTGAGCATAAGCAATTAGCTGATGAAGTTGACAGGGATCAACTCGCCTAAATTATAATCTAGGGGGCAGGTGAAAGCTTGCCCTCTATTTTAATACAAAGGAATACTAATGGCAGATACAGTCACATCACAAACAATTTTAAATACACCTTACAGATTAGTTATGAAGTTCACCAACGTAAGTGACGGCACAGGAGAAAGTGCTGTTAATAAAGTGGATGTAAGCACATTTACTGCAGGTGAAAAAGCAGCAACATGCACAGGTGTAACGATAGATAGAATACATTTTGTAAATGACGGAATGAAAGTACAAATACTTTGGGATGCTTCATCAAATGTAGAAGCATACAAACTATTAGATACTGAGGGATATTATGACTTCTCACATTTTGGTGGATTACAGAACAATGCAGGTTCAGGCAAAACAGGTGATATATTATTTACAACTGTTGGACATGCTAACACAGAAACATATAACATCATACTAGATATGACAAAACAATCCTAAGAGGATAAAATGTCAGGAACATATCTAACACTAACAAACAATACGCTTGCAAGATTAAATGAAGTACAGTTAACTTCTACAACATTTACTTCTGCTAGAGGTATACAGGTGCAAGCAAAAAATGCTGTTAATGAATCCATACGTTACATAAACCAGAAAGAATTTAGTTATCCGTTTAATCATGCAACAGAAACTAAAACTCTTACAGCAGGTACAGTTAGATATAGTTTGCCCACCTCAACAAAACATGTTGACTACAATACGTTTAGATTAGTTAAAGATGAAGATCTAGGCAACAGTGGTGGTAAGTTAGGCATACTACAATATAATGATTATATAAATAATTATATAACTCAAGAAGATGAGATTGTTACGACAACATTAGACGGTTCACTAACTGACTCAGCAACTACAATAACTGTAGCTAGTACCACAGGATTTGATAGTGCAGGTACATTACATATAGGTAATGAACAGATTACATATACAGGCACTGCATCTACAACCTTTACAGGTGCTACACGAGGAGCAGGTGGTACAACAGCTTCAGCCCATTCTGACGCAACACAAGTTGCACAATTTGAAGAAGGAGGAGTTCCTAGATATGTGGTTAGATCTCCAGACAACGGTTATCTTTTATACCCTTTTCCTACTAAGTCTTATTCTGTAAAATTTGACTACTACACTTTCCCAACAGACCTATCAGCACAAGATGACACAACAAGTATTCCTGCACGTTTTGATGCAGTGATAGTAGATGGAGCTACAGCTTTTGTGTATCAGTACAGAGGTGAAACAGCACAGTATCAACTAAACTTTGCAAGATTTGAACAGGGTATTAAAAATATGCAAACACTATTGGTAAATAAATTTGAGTATGTACGTTCAACATTTATACCAAGAACACCAACAAACGTATTGGACTTAAACCCAAGAGTATTATAGTATGCCCGATTTATCGCAGACAGCACCTGCTACATTTCCGTTAATGGGTGGGTTAGTTTTAAACAAGTCTACATTTGCTATGCAACCCGGAGAAGCACTTGAGCTTGTAAACTTTGAGCCAGACATCAACGGTGGCTACAGAAGAATAAATGGATTTGTAAAATATAATACAAACGTAGTACCACAAACAAGTGCATCAACAGAAGAAGTATTACTGTCCTGTATATTTAATGATAAAATAGTTGCAGCAAGAGGTGAGAAGATATTTACTGCGTCAGCAGGAAGTGGATCTTGGACAGAGAGAGATACAGGTAGAACAAGTGCAGGTGTCTATACCTTTGAAAGATTTAACTTTGATGGTAACGACAAGCTAATAGTTGCAGATGGAAACAATGCACCGACAGTATTTAATACTTCATTTGCAGCCACAGATGTTACATCAGCAGGTGGTGGAGAAGTTAGCACTGCTGTAACAGGTGCAAAGTTTGTAGTAGCATTTAAAGATCACATGTTTTATGGTGGCATGGCTAGTAACAAACAAGAGGTTGTGTTTAGTGTACCGTTTGATGAAGACAACTTTGCAACAGGTAGTGGAGCAGGTAGTTTCAAAGTAGACGATACAATAACAGGTCTAAAAGTTTTTCGTGAAGATTTGTTTATATTCTGTGAAGATAGAATATTTAAACTAACAGGAACATCCTCTAGTAACTTTGCTGTAGCACCTGTAACCAGAAACATCGGATGTGTAAACGGACAGACTATACAGGAATTTGCAGGTGACTTAATATTCCTAGCACCAGACGGATTAAGAACTGTTGCAGGTACAGCAAGAATTGGTGACGTTGAACTTGGTACTATAAGCACTCCTGTGCAGTCTGTGTTTAACGATAATATTGCAAACGCTAGTGGATTTAGATCACTTGTAATACCAAACAAAACACAGTACAGAGTGTTTTTTACAAAGTCTGGTATAGCTCAAGCCATAACAGAAGGTGTAATAACATCTCTAAGAGGGCAAACATTTGAGTTTGCTGAATTAAAAGGAATACGACCAACATCTACAGATACAGTAACTACAGCAACAGAAACAATAGTTATACATGGAGGTGAAGGTGGTTACGTTTATAGACAAGAATCTGGTAATGACTTTGATGGATCTGCAATAGGTGGTAAGTATAGAAGTCCAGATTTAAGTTTTGGTGACGCAGGAATACGTAAACACATGCATCGTGTTCTTGTTAGTTACAAACCTGAAGCTGCAATAAGTGCAGATATGTTTTTAAGATATGACTATGAAGACCCTAGTAGTCCTAGACCTGCAGCTTACTCTTTATCAGCAAGTGATATTGTGGCTGTATATGGTTCAGGTGTTTATGGCACAGCAACATACGGTGGACAGTCAGAGCCTTTGCTAAGACAATCAGTAGAAGGATCAGGGTTTACAGTAGCACTCAGAGTGGATGACAATGGTACGACAGCACCATACGCTTTGAGAGGATTTCAGATGGAATATCAAACAGGAGCTAGAAGATAAATGGGAGCAACATACACAAGACAGTCTACGTACAGTGACGGTGATGTTATTACGGCTGCCCATACTAATGACGAGTTTAATCAGTTATTAGCAGCCTTTCAAGCAAGCACTGGACATACACATGATGGTACTGCTAATGAAGGTGGTGCTATTACTAAAATGCTTGGCACATCTCTTACACTTGGAGATGGCACTGCAAGCACAGATATTACAGTAACCTTTGATGGTGAATCAAATGATGGTGTACTCAAGTGGATGGAAGATGAAGACTACTTTGAGTTCTCTGATGATATACTTGTAGCGTCCACAGAAAAGCTACAGTTCCGTGATACAGCTTTATATATAAATTCTAGTACAGATGGACAGCTTGACATTGTAGCTGATACAGAGATACAGCTTGCTGCCACCACTGTAGATTTAAATGGTAACTTAGATGTATCAGGTTCACTTACAATAGGTGGTGCTACTTTAACTTCAACAGCTACTGAGCTAAACTTATTAGATGGTGTGTCTGGTTTAGTACAGGCTGACTTTACAAAATTAGCTGCAGTAGATTCAACTTCTACAGAACTAAATTTAGTTGATGGCTCAAGTGCAGGAACTATAGTAAACAGCAAAGCAGTTATATACGGTTCAGGTGGTCAAGTTAATGCTACAAGTTTACAGATTGCAGGGACAGATTTAACAGCAACTGCAGCAGAGTTTAATCTATTAGATGGTGGCTCAACTATAGGAACAACAGCAGTTTCAGATGGACATGGTATCTTGATGAATCATGGTGGCACTATGGGTCAAACCACTGTGCAAACTTTAGCTGCCTACCTTGACGATGAAATAACAGCAATGCCTAACCTTGTGTCTACAGGTGCATTAAACAGTGGGTCTATAACAAGTGGCTTTGGCACAATAGACACAGGCTCTTCTACAATAACAACTACAGGACTTATTACAGGTGGCTCACTAGATATTGATGACGTTGTTATAAATGGAACAACTATTGGTCACACAGATGACACAGATCTAATAACACTAGCAGATGGTGTTGTAACAATAGCAGGTGACTTAACAATTAGTGGTGATGACCTGACTATGGGTACAAACACTAGTGGTCACATCATGGTTGCTGACGGAGCTAACTTCAACCCTGTAGCTGTATCAGGTGACGTAACCATAGCATCAAACGGTGCAGTAACAATAGCTAACGGTGCTGTTGAAACTGCCATGATAAACGCAAACATTATTACAGGACAAACTGCTGAAACATCTCTTGACACATCTAATGATGTCATATTGATACATGACGCTGATGCAGGGTCACTAAAGAAAACAACACTTGCATCTATATCCTCTGCTCTTGGTGGTATCACAGACGTTGTGGCAGATACATCTCCACAGCTAGGTGGCAACCTTGACACCAACAGTCACAATATACTTATAGATGATGCACACTTTATTGCAGATGAAAACGGTAATGAGCAGATAATCTTTCAGACCACAGCATCTGCTGTCAATCAGATTGATGTAACAAATGCTGCCACAGGTAACGCACCTGAAATATCTGCAACAGGTGGTGATACAAATATTAGCTTGAAGCTGACACCAAAGGGAAGTGGTCAGGTTTTACTAGATGGTAATGTCGGTGTTGAGTCAGGTGTTATTGATTTAAAGAACTCAGGCTCACGTTCTAAGATTAACTTCTACTGTGAGTCAGGCAATGCTCACGCACAGACACTACAGGCTGCACCACACTCAGAGAGTGCATCTAACACACTAACACTACCAAGCACAGGTGGTGACGTTGACCTAGTATCAACAGCGTCTACTGCTACACTTACAAACAAATCAATAGACTCTGACAACAACACTATTACAAATATTGTAAACGCAGACATCAAGTCTAGTGCAGCCATAGCAGATACTAAACTTGCTACCATAAGCACAGCAGGTAAAGTGGCTCTCAGTGCATTAGAGATTGACGGTGGCACAGATATAGGTGCTAACCTAGCTGATGCTGACTTACTAATTGTTGATGACGGTGCAGGTGGTACAAACAGAAAAGCTGCTATGTCAAGAGTGGCAACTTATATCGAAGGTGGTATAAGTGGTGACATAACCATCTCTAGTGGAACGGCTGCAATAGGCAGTGGTGTTATAGTAAATGCTGATGTAAACGCTTCTGCAGCACTAGAGTTTAGCAAGATGGAGAACCT